TATAATTGGTTCTATTACAGCACCTGAACCATTTCCACCAGTAATCCCGATAGAAACTACCCTGTCAATATCAAAGTCTTGCGGATCAACAAAAGCGTCTACTATTTTCCCTTTAACACAAACTACTGCTGTTGCACCAGTTCCAACTGCCTCTTCAATCTCTATCTTAGGTGGATTAATTACATCATATCCACTACCACCCGATAAAACATTAAGATTACTTATAGGTCCAAAATATATCTTATCATCTGTCTTATAATTAAATATTTCTACACCATTTATCATTTTACCGATGATGCCAGGTAAAGTTACATCGACACCTCCGTCCTTTAAACTGGGATTTAATGGAAATTTGCTCAATGATTTTGAAGGACTTATTACATTTGATCTTTGCGAATATAAAGTAAATGTATGTTCTGCTTCAATTATGTTACCCTCGTTATCTTTTGGAAAGTCTAACTCCAAAGCCGTGCCACTTGGTATAAATGATCTTGATGAATATAATTTTACTTTGCTGGCATTTCGGTCAACAATTTGAATAAAATATGCTCCCGTATCTATTCCAACAATTTGAGCAGTTGCACCAACTCCAACTGAATTAAATGTAAGACCGCTTGATTCATAGAATACCTTATCACCTGTTAATAGTTTAATATTATCACCTTGCTCATTAATTTGTATTGTTTTAAATTTACCTGTGCTAACATTTAAATCTTGAAAGTTATTAAATGTAATTTTATTGAGTGAAAAATCAATATTTTCAAAAAATGCATCATCTGATGTAGAATTTTTGCCAGATGGTAAGGAGTTTGATGCAGCATAACCACTGTCATCATCAAAGTACACGTTTGTTACATCTGATGTGATATTATTATACTTTAGAGGAACATCATCACTTACTGCTTTGTTTAGTTTTTTTCTTAAATTTGAATTAGTTCTAATAAGTTTTAGAGTAGTGCCTTGAAGTCCACTAATTGGTAAACCTGCAATTTTTATTGTTGTGTCACTTACATCTTCTACATATGGTTGGGTATCATTTGCTGATGGGTAAATAATTTCATCAGGTCTGCTTCGATTTACAAACTCTACTTTATCTCCTTTTTTAAATATTGACCTGTCAATTTTTTTCTTTAGTGTAAATGTACTACTACCGTCATATTCATCAATTCCTATGAATGAAGATGTATTGTAAATCCAAGAATTAGCAAAAATCTCTTTATTAGTCTTAATTGTGGGATTCAATACTTTATCACCCAAATTTTTAATTGTAATTACATCCCCTTCGGAAATTACTGCATTTTCTGATTTTTGTGTAAATTTTGATAAGATACCTGTAATTCTAAACTCAACTTTTTTTGTAACATCACCATCTTCGTAACCAAAATATATTTCATCTGAGAAAACACCATCTGATGTTGAAATTTCAGATTCTACACCTGTGCATCCTAAAAACTGATTTACAGTTTTTTCACTATAAGAGATTGTATTGATGCCAGATAAAACTTTACCACTAGAAGGAAATCCAATAGTAGAATCAACTGTAATGACTGAAGATCCAATGGATACATTTTCAATAGATTTACTACTAGGTGTGATCTTAAAATTACCCTCTACCAACGATGCACCACTATATCCTATGAAAAGTGAAAATTTAAAGTATTGCTTTCCTTGCCTTGTAAATGGTTCTACCTCAGATACAGATGCTTGAGTTGATGGATCATTTAATTTTTCTATCTTTTTAATTGTCTGTCCTACTAATCCAATTGGATTTCCTGATAAAACTTCTACTATGACTGTCTCTCTTCTTAAATACTCTGCTGCTGATGGTTTAAACAGTAAATCCTCAAGATTTAGAATTTTTGGATTTACACCATACAAAACACGGAATAATATTTTGATTGCGTCATCTGTTCCCTTTGTCTCATAGAATGATTTGACTTCTTTGAGAAAATTACCAATATTTAAATTTTTATTAAACTTTAAATTTTCAAAACCTGGTGCAAACGTATACTTAATCTTTTTATAAAATTCATTTAAAAATAATGAACTTAAATTTTGGATTGATGCACCTGCTGTATGTACAGCAGCATTAGATTTTGTGAATACTAATTCTTCTTCATTTAATTCATCATGGTAACTTGTTATACCACTAAATCCACGAGTTAATCCTGTAAATGTATTTGAAGTAATACCAGTGTATGTTAAGATTTCATCGTCAATCTTTAGAAGACCATATTGATTGGGAAATCCCTTGGTGCTAGAGACAGTGACTTTATTATCTTCATCAGTTCCTATATCAATTGATAAAGTAGTCTCGTTGGATAATTTTTCTGGAGTTAAATTATCAAAATCCAAGTATTGATCTAAATTTTCAGCAATATCTACTACGCCACTTTGAAATTCTTGTGAAATATAATATTGTTTTAAAAAATCTACAGTCGTCGGACTCTCTTCCAAAATAAAATTTGGAAGTTGAGAAGATATTACATCTTGTATTTTGACTCTCGATTCAATACCTGTCTGTATCATATTATTCTCTTATTAATTTTCCATTTGAATAACTTGAAGTGTAATAATCTCTCACAAACTGTGTTCCTGATATTTCGTCACCAGATGCAATCACATCCCTAACCATATTTATGGTACTTTTTGAAACACTTAATTCAAGATACAAATCTCTCAAACCAACTACATCATTTGACTCTGGAAATGCCTGAACTTCAATAATATCATTTTCCTTAACTGTAGATAATATATTAATTGTTGTTAATTTCACTTCACCATGAATATAATCCACAACTCCTGCTGATTTACTCACAACTCTTATTTGACCGTCATCAATTGGTTTTACAATCGATAATACACCTGTCTGACCATCTGCATTTGGAATATCGGTTATGTACACCGGAGATGATTCACCTGCAACAAAAAATCCTGTTGATTTGATGTTAAAACCATTTGGGTCAACATGAAACCTATTTCCATAACATAGTTCATATTGTGCGAATTGATTTACTGTTGCTTTCAAATCTCTTCTAATGATGACTTTTGTAATATTACTAGTAATTGCTGTATCAGTTTTGTCAATAACTTGTAACATTTTACTATATTTGAACCTACCTCCAAATTTATTGAAGTTTACAGATTGTGAATACTTAGTTAATGAATTTATAATTTTACTTTTAAGAGTATCTTCAGTTGAAACCTGTGAGTAGTTGTAATATGATGCTATATCAAGTTCAACATACAATATTTTTAAATCAATTATTTTTTGATTTATACCTGCTACACTGTATTTTTTCAACTGAGATAATATTCTTGACTTTGTGAAGTCTGAAATATATGTTGCAAACTTCGGTTTAATACTTATTTGAACTGTACCAAATTCAGGAGGATTTAGTTCTTCACCTCCAACAACTGATACAGACTCTGTTTCAGGATATATTCTTTTAATTATAGCTTCATAGTCTCTTGGTGTGACTGCTCTGTTTTGTGAAGAGTATATTTTAGGTGAATAATACTTAATTGAATCGATAGGTTCGATATTAGATCCACCCTCCGACTTTGTTATAGTTGTAACAACTGGTGTAGATGTAAATTCAATAGAACTTCCTGTTAAAGTATTAATTAAGTTTCCAGAGAATGAAAATCCTTCTGCACCATTACCATCCGCACCATCTGATACTATGTAATCAACAGTTATGATCCTTCCATCTTGTTCGGTTCCATCACCTAGTTTTTTACCCAATAAACCATCTCCAAACCGAATTTCATATTTTTCATCTTGAACTTCCTGTAAGAAATAAATTCTAGATGTTGAATCAATATCAGTTATATCATCTGAAATATAATACTCATATCCACGTCCGGTTTCTCCTTCCTTTTTAACATATACATGAATTGTTGATGTATCGATAAACGAATTATCTAATATAAATTTTTGATCTAGTGAGTTATCAAATTTAAATTGTTTAGTTAAAAATGTTCCTTGATTAATTGTAAGATTATCAAAATTTACTACATAATCATTTCCTTCCTTTACAACTTGTTTAGAAATATTCTCAGATATTGAAAAAATATAAGAGGAATCATTTACATTACCTACACATACAACTCCCTTTTGAAGTTCAACTGAATTTGATGATGGTTCACTTGTTCCCAAGTTTAATTTAAAGGTAACCTGTGCCTTTGCAGCAGTCCTTGAACGAGGAATATACCCAATGTTTCGTGCGAGTGAAACAACATTCTCACGGAGCGTTGCAGAGTCTAGAAACGACTCATTCACAATCATATTTGAGTTGAATGCAGTTATATATGTATTATACGCTAAAGTATCAAGTAATACAGAAAAGTTCGACCCTTCAAAGTCAAATCCAGAAAAATCACTGTTTGATCTTAGATAATCTTTAATTGATGTTTTGATTTGATCAAAATCTAAATTTGTAAACTTTGTTGTTGGCATTTTTTATCGTGTTGCTTCGAGAATGAATGAAAATTCTTGTCTAGGGAAATCTTGACCAATAATATCGAAAATAACTGTAACTTCAAAATCATTATCATCAGGACGAGGTTCGACTTCAACTTTTACATTATCAATTCTTCTTTCAAAGTTATTTAAGGCAGTTTTTATTTGTTCTTGTATTATGGATGCAGTACCAAAGTCTACAAAATCAAATAAACTACGATATACATCAGAACCAAATGTAGAATTAAAAAATTTCTCTGTAGGTATCGTTTCAACGATATTTCTCACTGATCTTATGATTGCTCTCTCATTTTTAAGAACAGGAAGATCTTTTGTCACAGGATGAGGCTCAAAAGACAAACTAATGTCCTTAAAAGACCTT